TATTTTGTTCTTTTCTCTTTTTAGAATTTTCTTTTGCCCTTGCGCTGTAAAGTCTTCCTGAGAATGATGCTATAAGCATCATCATATCATTAACCAACTCTTCTTGTTCTGTATATTCTTTCTTATCAACCAATTCAATTTCCACCCCATAACTATTGAAAAACATTTCTATAAGGTTGTATTGAAAACGAGTTAATCTGTCTTTATGTTCTATGATTATTTTGTTAATCTTTTTATCAATAACGAGTTTGCATAATTTAACAAATCCTTTTCTCTTATCATTCAATCCGCTGCCCATATCTTTTATGATATGTTCAATCTTATACTTGTGTTTGACTGAATATTCAACAAGTCTTTCAGATTGTCTATCAATATCTCCGTCTGATTTCTGGTCAGATGTTGAACATCTTGCATAAGTGGCAACAATCACACTATTTTGTTTATCTTCGCCATCAGTTTCTTCAAATCCAATTAAATTTAATATTTCTGATTCTTTATATCTACGATGTCCACCTTCAGTTCTTAATGCCTTTAACTTACCAGATTTGTCCCATCTTTGAAGTGTTGATTTACTAACATTAAGAAGTGTTTCAGTTTCTTTTAGTGTTAGTAATTTATTCATTCTCTTTATTGATTTGTTTTAATATATCACAAGTTGTTATTTTTGCGAGGTCAAGTTGCTGTTGTAATTCTTCAACACTTAAATCTTCACATCCTTCCATTAGTGGATATTCGTTATCATCATCACAAGTATACAACATATTTTCCTTATCAATTGAAACTATTTTTAGTTTATTTTGTTGCATTCGTTCAATTTCTTTTATTATATTTATTTTTGTCTTCATATATAAATATCACTAAAATTAGAAAAATGGATATATTTGAATATTTTTTATCATGTTTGAATATTTTTATTGCTTTCTGTGGTTATCCCACTTAACTATTTAATATAAAAGTAATTATTAATAATTCTTTTATCAATCAGTTTTACATGTCTTCTATTCAATTTTATTTTTAAAATATTCTGTAAATTTAAAAGCACAATGTTCATCTGATGTATAATCAATTATATCTCCAATTGTATATGTATCTTGGATTGGTTTTGGGAGAACTTTATGAAGTGTATTAAAAGTTTCAGTTGAACTCAAACCTGTGATGTTTTGAAAACACTCTGATATATCCGAGATAGAAAGACGTTTTGTTTGTGTATAATATTTGTAGTCGTGGACATATCTCTTCTTACGTACTTGGCTCAGATTGCTTTTTGCATCTTTCATTGTTACTCCTCTTCCCCAATTATCAACCCCATCAGTTATAACAATGTATTCTTTATTATTGTAGCAATGTCTTACTTTAAACACATTATCATTTTGTTCAATTATTTCTCCGAAAAACGAATCATAACCATTGCTAAAATATTCTTTTCCATTAATTTTCCAGATAACACCTAAATCTTTTAATACCCATAATTCTCTATTTCTCTTACTAAAGTATTCATATTGTGAGTTATGTTTAGGTTTGAATAACCAAGGTTTATCTACAATCAATTTACGTGTTGGACACTTAAGTAATGATAGGTCCCGTAAACTTTCAGGAGTTCCTTTTAACGAATCTATAGCAATAAATTCTTCTGGGAAACAAACCCTATTATCAGGTAAAATTATATTTCTACATATTAATCCATTTTGCAGCTCACTTATATTACTCTTTGATAAATCAATCGTGTCGTACACAACTAAGTTTTCTGGAAGTTTATTCAAAGAACCACCTTTTATGTTGAGATTACATTTAATAAACAAATTTTCTGGCAAATCTTCAATAGATACATTATCAATAGATAAAGTTCCATTTATTTCGGTCCAGTCAGGTAATACTCTTAATGGCAAAAATGATAAATTGACACTTCCGTTTAATTTTAAGTTTGTTGGTAATGAAGTTACATAACAATATGAAATAGTGGTAACTCCGTTAAATGTTGTATGATTACCAATCAATAGAATTTCACAGCATTCAATACAAATATCATCACTAACATATAGGTTGTCTGGAAGAAATACTAATCGGCACAACTTGATAGTTAAACAACCATTGATAGTTAAGTTGTTCGGTAGCCAAACTTCATCTTTATGAGTAATCGTTATATCTCCATCACAAATGAAGTGTTCATCAATATATTGAAGTTCTTTATTATATTCTTCTTTGAATTTAAGTATAATTTCACTATTTGTCATACTATTAATATAAATCTTCGGAAAATAACCACTTAACTTGTTCTCTTATCTGACCTGCATTGTATGCAATTAAAGCAGCTTTTTCTCTCGTAACAAATCTCCCATGTGAAGTTATAAATCCTTGTGTAGTTTTATAATCTTTACCATCATTTCTATGTTTATTATTGGTAGGAAAAGCACCAATAATATTATTATGTCTAAAACCACCAATGACAAAACCACTATCCACTCCATAAATTTCTTGATGTGGATAGAGATTTCCATCATCATACCAAATAGCAGCGCAAAGTATTGCCTCCATTACAATAAGTTGTACCATTGACATAAAACTTCTGCATCTTCTTTATATTGTTTTAGAACATGTTCAGGAATATCTAACGGACTCTTTTTATATCTCACAGCCCACGAACTCACAAAGTGTAAAGTCGCAATGAAAATTTGTTGTTCTTGTGTCATTTCTTATATATTTTTTAATTTTTAACATGTAAAATAAACGCACAGAAATCTGTCCATTCTAATACCAGTATCTAATGGAAGAAGTAAATAACCATAATAGCTGTCTTCCCATTGAGTTCTCTGATATATCCCCATTCCATCTTGGTATTGGAAAAGTACATCTTCAAGTTTATCATTTTCTTCCAAGTCTTTTTTTGAAATTCTGAAATGTAATTTATTATCCTTGACTATATGATTTACATTCACATATCCAAGAGAGTAGAGAGTATCAATATTGTCAGAACAAATCATTTCGCATAACGCCATGATATCGAATGTTATATTTTGTTCTGATAGAAAACGTATAACTTCCTTATATACACCAAGCATGTCTTTTTCTTTAGATGTATAAACAAAGTTATTTTCTTTATCTTCATCTAAAACGATGCACAATTCATCGTCATCATTATATTTTTCTAAAAACTTTATAATTTCTTTCTTTGTCATGAAACTCTATTATTTTATTTAATTCGTAAAATCTATAATCTCTTTAATTGTATATTCATCTTTAACTTGTAATGATACGTCATTGTTGATTTGTAAATAATGATTAAGCATTCCAAGTATTTGTTTGGCGGTATCATATGATACTTTCGTGTTAATATCAAAACCCATAATCTTCCAAAATGTTTTTGAGAAAGAAAACCTTATTAACTGTAGTTTAGCATCTGTTAAGTTTTTACCACAAATGAATACATCTTCATCAATCTGGATAACGCAGAATTTTCTTTTATTATTTACGATACTTTTGCAATAATATACATTTCCATTCTTCTTGATGATTTCTAATATTCTGTCATCAACATAGATATATTCTTTATCATCTATTGTCCAAATACCATTTTCTTTCATCACAACATTTATTGATTTTGAATTTCTTTGCAAATATACGAATAAAATATTAATTAATAGAAAATGTTATGTTAAAAAATAAAAAATAGAGAATATTTTTATAATTCTCTCTCTATCTCTCTCTGATTACTATATAGCTTTCAATATAAAATCTAACGCATCAACCATTAAACTACGTTTATATTCTTCTGTTTCTTTGAAGTTACCTGTAAGACGAATAGTTCTATCATTAGCAAGCCATTCAAAATTAACATATCGGTGTTCATTAGCAAGACGTTGTGAAACCATTAAGAATAATATCTCCCAATCAGCCTTGTTTATATTATCCAACCTAACAGAATGATTGTCTGATGTAAACAACTGTTGAATAATCTTATTAATAGTTGAGTCAAGTGTTATATCAAAATTGAAACGTTTAATCTTTAATGTTTGAGCATGCCATGTAAAATTCTCTTCTGGAACATTATATTCTCTCATAAGTCTATTAGCTAATCTCTTACTAATTTCGTAATTATCATACCCAACTTTAAATTCAATAAAATCTTTATTAATAGTCGGATTTTCAGTAAGTTTATCAATTTTCCTTGTAGTCACACCACTATTCCGATGATAAATTTTAAGCAAATTGTTCTCAACTTGATTGGCAATTTCTTCATAGTCAAATTTCTTAAGTATATTACAATAGCATTTAATAACTGCTGGCAAGCATTTAAAATCACAGTTATTAAGGAACTCTTTGAAGAAATCTTTATTTAAATTAGATTTGCAACATTCTTTCTTTGTTTCGTTTTCCTGAGAATCATTAGATACATCAGAAAACATTATAACATTAATTTTTTCCATATATTATTATTTTATAAAATTATATCACCGCACATATCGTCTGCAATCTTATCAAACGCACATCTATGTAACATTATTCCAATAGGTTTTTCTTTTAAATGCTTAGAATAATAGAATTTCACTTCTGAGTTCTTTTTAAAATCATTACACATATTTACCCATTGATTAGATTTTAACTCGTCACGTCGTCTTATAATAGCTGCTTGGCGGTTTATTGTTTCTTTATCCCACCCGATTGTATTCAAGTAGTTAAGTAAATTACGCTTCTTAACAAGTGCATAATGTATTTGTTTTATATTACTACTTGTTATCTTAGTATAATCATATTTAAATCCGTCGGGTAGTTTTGGTATGTCGGCTTTATCTATCCATAGAAATACAAAGTGGGTTGTTTTTTTACTATCATCCAACAACCAACCTAACCCATTAGGATTATTTAAGCTACTCACTTCTAAAGCAAAACTATCAAGATGTATATTTGCAAAATGTATAGCTGCTTTTTCATCCACGTACCATTTCTTGTCATTCACATCTACTATGAAATCATACCCTTGTAGTTGTTCTTGTTTGTCATCTGTACGTGTTATATTTAAATTAAGTTTGGGATATAAATATTTGTCAGTAAAGTGTGATACTTCACGTTCAATATTCATATCATCTTTTCTTTTACTTTGCATTTATCGGCTGATATTTTGTACAATTAGTTGCCAATTTTATTCCATCATACATAGTATTATGAGAATAAGCTATGGCACAGCTGTTTTGATAAAGACATGTTCTACATTTATCTATCATTATCTTTAAGAGTTTTTATCTTTCCATAAAATTTTGGATTAACATATCTATGGAGTAATTTATCTATTTTATCTTTTGGAATATTACAGATTAATGGGGTATTTTCATTTACGATATTCATCATAATCAATCTTTTTTAAATTAAATAGCAAAGCAAGTTTTTCTGCTTCTTGTAACGCTTCTTCATATGTATCAAAAAAAACATATTTTCTTGCATAATCATAATTACCATATCTAAATTTGATATATGGTTTTTGAACAACACATTTCTTCTCTTTATCAATCAAGCAATGATGTATATCTTTTAATCCTTCTTCAGTGTAGGTATCAAGTCCATCCCAGAATAACCATTCAGATGAAACTTTTTTACAAAAATTAATACCAAATAAGCTAAAACCAGTAACTTTACCAGGATATGACTTGCATCTAAATTGAGTAGCTTCTACTTCTTTAACCACTTCCAATACTAATATCTCTTTAATGTACTGCATTATTCTATATTCTTTATTTGATTATCAATGTATATTTGTCCACGTGTTAAATGTATTGGTTCTCTTTTATCTTTACATTCTTGCCATTTTTCGCAACCAGTCATACTGCCCACCATTCTACCACGTTCGCAATCTGTAATTATTGGGTCATTGTCCCAACGTAATAATGTTGCATGAGTGCAATCTCTACATAGTCCTATAACAATAGGTTCTTTCTTTTTTCTTGCTAATGGAGATTTTCTTCTATTCATTATATTCTTTTAAATGTTCTTCTAATTCTTTTATTGATGTTGCTTCATACATATCCATATCAAAGAAGACATCATCTTCACAATTTCTTTCTTCAAATTCTATTTCAAGCCCTTTATCTTTCCAATATTCTTTAACATATTTAAGATTACTTGTTGGCGAATGTCCGAGACGAATTGCCGAAGAAAAATATCGTGCATCCATATCTCGTTTATAGAAATTAGATATTTCATCTAACATTTCTAATACTTTTTTCGTATTTTCCTGTCCAATACGTTCATACAGTGACGGTGTCGGAACATATTCGCTAATCATATCTCCATAACTATCTTTCTTATATTCTTTTTTCATACTTCCTTCCTCAAAGTCACTTATGATAGTATCTATGTTATTTTTCCACTCAGGAATAAGATGATATGCTTTAGCATATTTATTTAGAATATACTTAAACTGTTCATTTGAAAGATAATAGCGTTTAAAAGTAGGAAATATTTTTTCTTCTTCTGGGTGTTCTTTAGCTCCCTCCTTTAACTTGTCATAATCAGCTGAAGGTTGACTACATCTGTACATTTCTTTTAAACAAGCCTCTATAGCCTCGTTTAAAATTTTCTTATTTAAATCCACCATAAATATAATATGTTTAATTTCTTTATTTTATATAGGGGTCTAATTAAACTCCTTTGAATTACCTTTCGGTAAATGGTTACTAACAATGTCAGGAAATGTTAACGCAAGAAGAATACTGTTGTGATTACCTTGCGGTTTAACGTTTCTAACAGTACTTACAATTGAATTTGCTTTTCCTTCTACGTTGTGATTACCTTGCGGTTTAACGTTTCTAACAGTAGGTGTGCTGGTTGAAATATTGAGAGCATGTTGTGATTACCTTTCGGTAAAGTATTACTAACAGTATATAACGGATAATGGTATCATCATCGCACGTTGTGATTACCTTTCGGTAAAGTATTACTAACAGTTGGATGATTTGCAGAAAAAAGGTGACATGAGTTGTGATTACCTTTCGGTAAAGTATTACTAACAGTTGATGGAGAAGTTAAATTTTGTACAACCGTGTTGTGATTACCTTTCGGTAAAGTATTACTAACAGTAGACATCCTGGCTTGGAGTGATGTTTTCTTGTTGTGATTACCTTTCGGTAAAGTATTACTAACAGTAGACTCTGTATAAGTGACTGATATATAAGTATTTATATATGATTTTAATTTCAAAAAATAACTATAAGTCATCACTTTTACAGTTTTTCTACTCATTTTTTTTATTCTATTACTTTGCTAAGCTACTACACAGCTTTGCAATCATGCTTCTGTCGACACTAATAAACTTTTCCTTAACAGCATTTATTGTGTATTTTATTTCTTTCTTTGTCCACCCATAAGGAAAATTTTCATTTAAATATTCTATTATTTCTTCTTCTGTGGGTGGAGATGGAAGGAAATTATCGAGTACACTGATTTGACTTTTGACATTATCTATTAACTGCGTTCTATTCAACTTTTCAGCATAAGTTAATTCATCGTTAAGCTTCTTAATCATTTTTTGAAGAATATCAACTTCGACTTTTTCAGTCACAGTTCTCATATCTTTCTTCTTGTTAATGATATATTCTTTAAGTTCTTCAGATGTTACACCTTCTGGAAGCTGAATATCAGAATCTTTAACCTCTCTTGTTTGATATTTGATTAATTCGCTTTTGAATAATTTAAGAATATTACTTTCATTATGATTGCCTGCTTTTAAAGCAATTTTAATTTTATCATCTAATTTATCTTTAATCATTGTCATCATTTTCTAATCTGTTATTAAGAGTATGAGAAAAAATAGTAATTTATCTCTTTATGGTTAATACCATCGGGTGAACTCCAACACCCTCTATCCCATTTGCGAAAGCATTTGGGACTGCTTTTAACATTATGTTATATGAGCCGTTTACGTCTGCATTTATTTCTCTACCAGTGCTCGAAACAAACAAACCTCTCTTTATACGTCTACCCATATAATTGTCGTGCTTGCAAATAGTTTCTAAGTCCAAGAAGCTACACTTTGACGTATAACTTTCCTCCTTATATATAACATTGATTCCCTCAAGTTCACATTTATATTTCACCATTTCTGAAAACCTCATTATTGGTAACTGTACAAAGTTCTGATTATTCACTTTGCCGATGTTGATGTCTTGTTTCATGTTAGGGTTCTTGCCAATAACTAACGTCCCTATATCCTTTGAAACTAATTGATTCACTAACAATCTGCTTGCCTTGTGCAAATAATCAGTCACTTTATTGTTTCGCTTGTCTGTGAGCTTAGATATTCTTTTGCTTGCGTGTCTACCACCTTTAAGCCTTGATTGATATTGAGCCTTCTTTTTGTTGTAGTATTGATTAATTGATTTGAGTGGTCTTCCATTTATAACCAATGGTGTATCATTAGTGTTGAATGTTAGTGTTGAAAGATTATTCAAACCAAGGTCAATAGATGCAACATTATTATTCTTCTTGATTTGTTTCTCTTGAACCTCATAAACAACCTCAATTAAGTAGGAATTTGCTCTTGGAACAACTCTCACCTCTTTAATACTGTTAAAGACTGTTATTTTTGTTGTTATGTATATATCCGTTTGTGATAAACGTAGTTTGCCTGTTTTCTTAAATTCCCTTAAACTTATTGCTTGCTTTGGAAATGTTGCCACATAGCGTCCACTCACCTTGTCGAGGTATTTTGGTAATCTATTCTTTACGGTCTTATTTTTAACCAATGCAAAAAATGATTTGAAAATCATATCAACGTGTTTTAACGTTTGGCAAAACACTTTCTTGGGAAGGTAATCATAGCACTCCTGAGTTTTGGTTAGATTATAATTTCCATAATAATTTAGATATTTCTTATTGGTGAAATAGTATTGCCTTACATTGTACAATGCTTGGTTATAGATGTTTTTTGACTGAAAACACAACTTATCGCACTCATTGTAGAATGGGTGTGTCCTTTTTATATTATGCTTTTCAGTTAAGTACATCTTTTATCAGCTTTCAATAAAATCAATTATTTCTTTCTTCGTTTTTTTTCTCCTTAAACCGTACATCCTTGCCGAAAACGAATAAATCACGGAAATCAAATCCTTCATTAAATCCTCCTTGTTGTCATCAGTATTGTTTATAACAATTATCTTTTTTCCTTGTTGTTCTAATAATGTTTTTATATAGTTAAACCCGAAACGTGTTAATCTGTCTTTGTTTTCAACAAGTAGAATATCCCAATCAGTTCTTTGAAATATCTTATTTAGTAGTTTTCTATCATCATTCATACCAGATGCAAATTCCTTGTATGAATCCACAAGATTTAGGTTATTCAAAGCAGCATAGTTTTCCAGTCTTGCTTGTTGTCCGTTTAGGGATGTTTTTCTGTCATTTGAAGACACTCTTGCATAAGCAATGGTTCTATCGCCAATGTTATCAAGTTTCTTTTTTACTCTTATATGTCCAAACTCGTCCTTATAGGCATTTGGCAGTTTCCCTTCTTTAAATTTATTCCAAAGTGTTCTATATGTTAAGTTGTGACGCTCAGCATACTCTCTCAGTGTATAGTCTTTCATTGCCATTAAAATATGTTTTATTATATATAAATATTATGTTATTTTCAAAAATTACTACACAATGGCATATTTTATTATAAATAGTCATAAGACTCGTCTTCTTTCACTAACTTTACTGCCCGTTACATATGATGTCTTACCATTGGCATTAGTAAAGTAAATATATTCTCCTAAATCGAAGAAGCGATATACTTTTACACCATCAGTCTCAAATAGAAATTGTACATCAAAATCATGTTTTTCACCATCTGTCTGTACTTGAGTACCTGCTTTTTTACAACCTGTCAAAACCAATGAAAAAACAAATGCTAATAAGAAAATAAACTTTTTCATAACTATATTTTTTTAACGTGTATAATTATTTCCCTTTGAGTCCTGAATCTGTCTGTCTGACAAGATTTCCAAACTATCCACCACGTGATTATACCTGATAAGATAAATATAAAGCCCTTTCTGTCCCCACTCACCGTCACTACTTATAAACTGACGTTTTGATTTAATCAACTTATTATATTTTCCATTGGATTCAAACGTTATATGGTTTTCCCCACCTTGCTGGAACCATGTTCCAACTATAAAATCTGGATGTGCATAGTTTTGTGATATGTCATCTTTATTACAAGATGTAAATGTGAGCACTAATGCAAATAAAAGAACTGTGAATTTAGCAAATAATTTCATAACTTTAATAATTTTTAATTAAACAGCTTAACATCCTTCAACTCTTAACTTTCTCCAAATTGAACCATTTGAGAAAAATATATGTGGGTATTCTAAAGAATATATGTATAATTTATCTCGAATGTCACCGCTAAAATATAAGTACCTATCTCTGTAATACCACCTACCTGTAAATGTTGTACTTAGAATACTTGAATGATATCTAACATTATACGTTCCATTACGATATAGGTATATCTCTTTGTATGGCGATGTATAATCTTGATTAACCCACTTTCCTATCATTATTTCAGGTGTTGGAATATCGTGGTAATAATCATCGTAATAATAATCTGAAGTGCATGATGTTAATGATAATAGGAATGTTAACCCGATGAATAATAATTTAATTTTTCTCATTAAAAACAGCTCAAGGAAACCCACAAACTAAAGTTTTGTGGGAGGAATTGAGCAACTATTCCTTCTTTCTGTTAATATACTTCTTCTTTTACTTACCAATCGTATGTGTTTACAACTAATAGAACCTTTGTTTACTTTTGTTCCGTCAAGTTTCCTAATATCGAAGAAACCTCTATCTCGTCTTCCAAATATGTAATACAATTCCTTTTGATATTCAACTAAGTCAAATAATCTATACCCTTTTACCAAGAATGGTGATTGATTGAGTTTTTTCCTTCCACCTTTCAAGAAATTAGCCTTATGTATTTGTCTATTCTGGCATCGCACTTTCTTTTGATAGAAATAATACCCAAGAGGTTTTGATTTAGGATTACCACTTATGCATCTTGCGTCAACATGATGTTCTTTGGGTAGCCCATTAGTGATACGGGTGTTCTTTGTGATATATCCAAAAGTCATACTTACATTAGGATAGATATTCTTTACTCTCTCGTATGTAGTCCAACGAGCAATCCCCATGAAGGTAGCATCCCTGAACGATGCGCCACGTTTTATCTTGATGTCTATTTTACCATTGTGATATGCCTTGTGGCAAGATTCACATAGCGTGATTAGATTGCTTGGAGAGTTTCCTCCAGTTTTTCTACTTTCAATGTGATGTACATTCAAGATATGGTCTTTACTCTTGCCTTTGCAATGCTGGCAAGTGTGGTTGTCTCTGAACAGCACATACTCACGCACATTAAAGAAATCAAGTTGTTCTCCTTGTTGATATTCCTTGCTTGATATACTTGGATTCTTAATCTTTTGTATGTCAAATGAAGCAGTTTCAACTATAATTTTAGTTATTGGCAGGAACTTATGTATCTTCTCTACAACGGTCAAGTGTGTTTGAATCTTATTCTCAACAGATGGAGCTAACCAACCTTTGTGTTTTGAAGATACTCTGTTGTTAAAACGAGCCTTACGATAACGTAATCTACTTCTACGAGTTCTTCTTTGTTCTCTACGAGTAGATAGTTTATCTACAATGTCATTTCTCAGTTCTACATCTGCTGCATACAATTCCTTCTCACTTGTTGTTGCGGATATGCCGATATGCTTACTACCAGCATCTACACCCAAACTTATGGGCTGAACGAAATGAGTTGTTTCATAATTCAATCGAATTGTGAATGGAATACGACATATAACGTGGGCAAGACCATTTTTCAATAATCTTCTCACTTTGCCAAATCTTTCAGTAGGCATTAGTGCTTGCCCATCTTTGTTAATTACGTAAACCATTCGGTTATTATACTTTATTTTAATTTTACTGTAAGTCGGATTTCTCCGTTAAATGCTCATCGTCAATGTTATGGAGAGGTTTATATATTAGCAACACTATTCCTACCTCACAGAATTGTTTAATCACTAACCTTAGAGCAAGGGGCTTGAACAAACACCCACTTGGTAACTATATATTCTCTTCTAACGTAGCACTCGAAGTGCTTAGACTAATCAACTTGGGCTTTTTCAAGCCCACAGGTATTTAACCTGTGGGTAGTTGACTTAATTTTATTAATATGTCTTTTATTCTTATTTTCTTCTAAACGTATTTTAGTGTTTTGTAGTCTTAATCTCTCCTTTATGGTTTTCATTACCTTCTCTGGATTTTTACGTATATCATTTTCCCATATTCTTAATAAAGGTATACCATGTAATAAAGCCCATTCATTTTTCAACTTGTCTACCCACATATCATGCTTCTGTGTAGGTGTTAATTTCTTACCTTCGTATATCTCTGGATTTACATGATAATAATCACCGTCCACTTCTATAAGTAAATTATGTTCTGGAAGGTAGAAGTCGTAGCTTCTCTGTATATCTTTAGCTTCGAATTGCCACTGATAATTAATGTTTAACTTTTTAAGAAATTCGGTCTCAAAGTATTTTTCTAACTTACTTGTACCAAATTTAGGGAGAGTTCTTAATGTTTTTCCATTAGATTGCCTCATCCTAAATTTAGTTTTCTTTCTTTTATGTCCCTCTGCCTTTTTAATAGGTTGTTTCATGTTTACCAATATATTCTTGTGGTGAATGGGTCTTTGACATCTTCGGCATTTATATTATTATTAGTATTATTACACCAATCTGTTTTTTCAAAGAAAAAAGATTTTTTGTTAATATTCAATGTAGGCTCTTTGTACTGTAAATCTTCATATTGTATATTGATAATAAATTCTCTATCACTATTATCATCGTATGAGCAATTACTATTTTCTATTTTTGTGAATTTACAGTTCGTGTAATGTTCTAAATAGGCAAATTCTCCTTTGGCATCGTAAAATTCAATGTCAAAATCAAATGTTTTACCCTCTTGTTTTTTAATATTCCTTATAAGAATATCATTTTTACCTGATTTACACTTTATATAGTCTCCTATACGTATTTCAATGAATTTAAAATTTTTAGCATAAAATACGCCTTTAACATAATTTGTATCAATATTAAAACTTTCAGGGAATTTGACTTGGAATGCATTATTCTTTATATGTTTGATTCCCTGGTATTCAAAATTATATTTATCATTAGTGTACTTTAATTCATTATTTAACAAATCTATATCCCCACGTAATGTTTCTATCTCAAATTCTATTTCTTTACAATCATCATTTGTTGCACCTCTTAAGAGCATTTCCATTCTTGTTTTATTATGCATTTTAAGAGTATTCTTCTTGATGTTTATCTCTTTTTTCAATTCATCAACTGTATACATAACATTAAATATTTATATATCTTATTTATTATTAAAATATAATATATATAACATTAAAATCAATAATAAATAAAAAAGAGTTTGAATAACTTTGCTGTTATGTCAAACTCTAATTTTTTAGTATGCAAGAATTGCGTAATCAAATCTTAATGTCATTGAAATATCCGCAAGGTCGTCCTGACTGTAATCCAAGTCTCCAAAGTCGCAGTCCGTTAACATGACATTCTTTAGAATCCATTTAGATACAACAACACCAGTAGGGTCAAGCATCTCTAATTCTACGTCACGTTTGTAACCAGCAGCGTAACCTTGTCGTCCAGTAACAGACTCTGAATGTAAACGAACCCATTCCATAACAGCTTGAGAAGCGGATGGACCGATTGGGTCACGTAATTTAACCTGCATGTTATCCCATGTGTAACGTCCTATAACCCATGTTGATGTGTTAAGGAATGGAATTTCCTTCTCATTTTGCTTTATGGATGGACGCTTAGCTGAAGATAGCCACCATTCCTGTATACCTAAATCTGAGGGAAACCTAAGTAACCATCTGTTTTTTCTTAATGGCTCATAATTGAGCGGCATTTTAAGCAATAAATCACTCATCTAATTATAAATTAATAATATTATTATTTACATTTATTCATAAATATATATTATTATATTTTTTTAATAGTGTTTTATATTGGTTTCAGTTTACGGTCAAAGTGGAGGGTCATATATATATATATATGTACCTATTATGATGTAGGCTCA